CCGTCTCCATGTCGATGGCGCCTGTCACGATCTGCGTGAGCACCGAGCCGTACAAGTTTGCTGTTGACATCTCACTCTCCTAGTTGGTCTTGCTGCGCTTGGTGCCCGCTGTTGCCAGAACCTGCTCGCCGTACTCCTTACGGAGGACTTCCTTCACCATGCCGATATCGGCGCCGTCGATGAAGATTTGAAGCGAATTGCCCTCCACTACTTGCTGGATCGCGTCACGGATAGCCCCCGAGCGAGACTGCCCCTGGTTGCGGCCCACGGTTGAAAGCGACGCATCCCAGCCCTCCGCACGCATACGCGCCGCAGAACCAACACCCGTCTGATTCACAACATAGCGCCGCATCTCGTACGGCGTGGGGACCTTGATGTCGCCGATGTTCCACTGCGAGTCCCCACCCAACTCATCGGTCAGGCCCTTGATCTTCAAGAGGACCTGACGACGCTGGTCGCGGGTCAGATCGGCGGTCTTCAGGACCTGCCGCAGGGCGGTGATCGCCGCGCTCGACGTCATCCGGCCCATCTGCTGATTGAAGTCGATCGTTCCCAGACGGTCGTTCAAAATCGCGTCACGCTGGGCTGCTTCCGCCTGGACGACATTCGCCTTCGCAGCGTTGATCTCCGCTTCGCCAGCGCCCTGCGCGATAGCCACCTGCAACTTCCGGCGGGCCTCTGTCAGGGTAAGACGCGCCGCCTTGACGCTCTTCCCGGCAGCGTTCGCGACCGCAACAGCAAGATCAGAGTGGGAGGAGATGTTTGCCTGTAGCGCGTCCTGCACGCCCTTCTGCGCGGATACGACACCGGCCTGCGCCGCGATCGTCTCAGCGTTCTGCTCTCCCCCGGACTTCTCCAATGCCTGCGCGAGGGTAAGCCGGGCAACCTGGAGGGACGCCTGGGCGGACTCCAGCCCGTTGTTGCGGGCGTTCGCGAGAGCGACACCCAGATTCGCCAGCGCGAGCCCTCGGGAGCGGAGGGCCTCATCGAGGGCGTTCTGCGCGGCGATAGTCTGCTGGACCGCCTGCTGGTACTGCGGACTGTCCTGCTTGAACTTCTTGGCCTCTTCCTGCGCCTTCTGGGCGTTTGCCAGATTGGCTCGCGCGATGGCGATGCTGGCCCCTGGCGCGATCCGTGCGACGGCTGTCTGGCGCTGGGCCGCCGCGAGATCAGCCACGGCATCGTTACGCGCATTGAGAGCGTTCTGCTGGTCGATCTCCAGTTGACGGATAGTCGCAGCGCTAGCAACAGTGGTTCCTGGAAGAGTGCCCGGAGCGCGCGCAAGCCGCAGTCGCTCGTTGATGTCGCCCAACGCGATGTTCGCTTGCGCCAACGGGTTACGCGTCCGAGCGGATCGTGAAGCAGCGATGCTCTTCACGATCTCCGACTGGGCGTTGAACTCGGCTTCTTCAGCGTCCATGATCTGGGCGTTGATATCGGCGAAGTTCGGGGATCCCGCCTTCAGCCCAGCCAACTTCGCCTTCAGGTCGTCGAGGTTGGTCTTCAACTGCAAGAGTCTTTGCGCCTGACCCGCCTGAGGCTTCCCAGCCTTACTGGCTTCCCCAACCGCCGCCTCTTCGTAATCAGCCTGAGCCTTGTCGACCGCGTCCTGCGCCTGAGCGATGGCGTCACCACGTGCGCTGATCAGTTGGGACTTGCGTGCCTGCAAGAGCGTGACTCGCGCCTGAAGAGCGGCCAATCCCTGCTGATTCGCGCGTTCCGTGCCCGTGCGAAGGAGAGCAGTCGACTTCTTCTGATACGAGTCCAAATCGGCCTGGACGATGTCCGCCTCGTTCTGGGCTACCGCCGCCACCTTGTTCAGGAACGACGTACGGTTAGCGTCGATCTCCTGCTGCTCGGCTCCACTCCGCACGGAGGTCTGCCATTCGGTCAGCGCGGAGTCAGCCTCCTTCTTCAGGATGGTGTTCATCGAACGGAGGAAGTCCCCTCGCCCTGTAGAACCACCCGCCAACTGCACGAGAAGCGGCTTGATGGTGCTCTCCGCTTGCAACCCGATGTCTTCGATGACGTTCATCAGGCCGACAGACCACTGACTGATGTCGACGCTTCCAGCCTGGTTGATGGTGGACAGGCTGTTCGTCAACTCGTCGATCTTGGAGATCTGGTCCGTCATCAGCGCATCGAAGTCCTTGACGCCTTGAGCCAGGTTGTAGGCGTCACGAATTCGCTTGTCGATGATGATTCGAATCTGTTCAAGGTCGGAAAGGGCGTGCGTCTTCTGTTCTTCCGAGAGATCGCCATCCGACTTGATCTCAGTCGCTCGCTTATCAAGTTCTTCCATCAACGACGTCTGGAGCCGTGAGACGGCGTCAGCGGTGATCGTGGGCTGCTTCGTCAGATCGGTGATCCGCTTCGTCAGGCTGTTGCTGTAGCCCTGGGCGTTGCCGAACTTCGTGTTGTCGTAGTAGCCGATATCTCCCAACTGGCTCTGGGCCAACGCGGTGCGTTCATCGAATGGGTTGAACGTCCGGTTCGCGATCATCGATCCGATCTGGGAGAAGACCCCAGGGCCGCTCAGGTAGTTGTACCCCTGCAAGCCTCGCTTGAAGAGATCAGTGAAGTCCCCACCCTGCTCCATGATTGTGCGCCACGCGTCTGTCGCGGGCCCTATGTATGGCTGCGTATCAGAACCGGCAGCCTTATCGCGCCCTTCCTTCGTGAACGACTGCTTGTAGATGTCTTCAACGGTGGTCGCACGATCCATCTGACGCGTGATCACGCTACCAATCGCCAAAGCAAGAGCCGTGATTCCGGCCAAACCGGCGACACTCTTCCATGTCATATTGCCGATCGCATTGCCGAGGCCTTCCATGGCCCGCGCCGCCCCCTGCGACGCCTTAGAGGCGACGTTCAACGCAGTCTGCTCGGCGCGCAATGCGGCCACGCGAATACGAGATCCAGTCAAGGCTTCGTCTACCCCAGCCCCACGAAGTTCTCGACCAAACAAGGCGCTCTGACCGATGCTTCGACCGGCCAGGCCTGCCCGGTACCCCGCGTTTGCGGCTAGGCCTCCCAGTTCGTAGCCATAGAGACCGAGACGCGACGCCCGGCTAGCAAGGCTTTCGCCAGCCCGATTCACCCCGCCGATAAGCCCACGGCGACGCACTTGATCCGTCGCAGCCGGACCCGCGCCAGGACCAACGAAAAGTGGAAGTTGACCGGCTTGTTCCAGCACATTGCCAGCGGCAGACACTCCTTGCGCACCTGCCATGGCCCGTGCAGCGCCCGCCGCCGTGGTCATGGCTGCGGCGAGACCCTGCCACGCCTTCGCTCCCAACGTCACGGCGACAGCCATGCCCACGGCCAGGCCTGTGGCTCCACGCAACCACCCGAGAAGGGTGTTGTTGTCGGCAAGAGTGTTCACGGTGGAGAGGAACTTCGCGGCAGTACCAACGGTGAGGTTGAGCGCCTTCACGAGAAGACCGAAGAAGTTCAGGACGCCACTTCGCACCAACTCCGCACCCAGGGACGTGAAGTCCTGCTGCATGATCTGAAGTTCCGTGTTCAACTGCTGCGCGATGGCAGCGGCCCGCTTCTGCGCCTCACCATTCGCGTTGTGCGCGGCGCGTGCGGTTTCCAGGACCTTCGGGCCCTGCTCAAGAAGAGCGTTCAAGGCCGCCGCCTGACGCTGACCACCGAGGGTGACGGTGATGTTCTCACGCTGAGCCTGAGTCAGGCCGCTGTACGACTCCAAGAGGATCTGGATAGCACGGTTGTAGTCGCGCATCCCGCCCGCGTCCGGGCGAAGAGCCTGATCGATGCCCGTCCCAGCGAGTTCCTTCAGGAGCACGGACTGGCCGCGCCCAGACTGCATCACGGCGATGATGCGCTGGAACTGCTCACCGGCTGCGGCGCCGGTCTGGTTCGTCAACTTCGCAATAGCACCGATGTAGGTCGCAGCGTCTTCCAGGGGCAGACCCAACTGCTTCGCGAGACCAGCAATACGGCCAAGGCCTTCTGCTGTGACTTCGATGTTCGTGCCGAGACGATTCTGGATGACCGTCAGAACATCAGCAACGTTCGCAAGATCCTGCGGTCCGGTGATTCCGTAGGCAGACGTGACCGACGACAAAGCGCCGATGCCCTCTCCAGCCGAGAGAGCCCCACCGGAAATCATGTCCAACTGGGCGATGATCCGCGTGGCAGCGGAGATGTCGCTGACGTTGTCGAACATACCAGTCAAAGACGCGGCCGTCTTGTACACGTTCTCCAAGGGAACGCCGTAATCGGTGGAGATCCCGACCAGTTGGGTCCGCATGTCCCCAGCGGCCCGTCCAGTGGCCTCCAATGCGCTTTGGACCCTGACGAAAACGGCTTCAGTCTCAATGCCCTGTCGGACGACCTCCTGGAGTGCGTTGGTCAGCCCGAAGACGAATCCTGCGGAGAAGTTACGGATAAGGAACGTTCCCGTCGAGTGAAGGACACGATTCCAGAAGCCGCTGCTGCCGAACAGTCTCGACTCGAACGCTGACATTGCGGAGTCGGCCATCTGCCCGCCGTACTCGTTGCCAGCGCGACGCCCGTAGTCTCCGACACGCTGGCCGATCTCCTTCACGTCATCGCCACTCATCTGGTGGCCTGCGCCCGCGAAGACAGTCTTGATATCACGGCGACGCTCGCTGGCGGAGAGGTTCGCCATGGTCGCGTAGAGCGCGCGGTACGTCGCGTCCAGTTGCTTGTTGTACGCGATCTTCTCTTGCGTCGTCTTAACAGATGCCTTGTCGATAGCCGCCAACTTGTCGACTTCGCGAAGAGCCTCCGGAGACAAACCACTTCTGATGTCCTCGTACCGGCCAGTACGCGCGTCCCGAGTCGCCTTCTGCTGCTTGCGGACCTCGTCCTCGAACCGCTGCTTAGCAATAGCGTCAATGTTCGGCTGGGTCGACGACTCATACGAAGCGGCGGTGTTCACTGCGCCAGCCACGGCGGCGCCGGGAGTTGCTGACGCTGGAGCGCCACGCACCACAGCCTGACCGCTCGTCAGAATCCTTGCGACGTTGTTGACGGCAGCGACAATGCGCGCGCAGCACTCTTCGAAGCCGCCGCGTCCGCCAGCCCCGACGGCAACACCGCCACCGTCTCCGCCAGCGCCACCCCCACGCATATGCGCCAACTTGGCCTCTTCAGCGGCCAACTCTGCGCGCAACGCGTCAGCCTTCTCCGTTGAGACACGGATGCCATCTGCGACACGCTTTACACCTTCGATGTCGTGCGCCGACACCAACTTGCTGAACGACCGGGAGCCTGCCGCCGCGACACTGTAGATGTCACGCATCGCACCTGCGCGCACATTGACCTGAGGAACCCCGGCGGCAGCGGCCCGCTGGTTCTCTTCCATCACGCGAGCGACCTGATCAATCGCCGCGACACGTTCCTGCTGCTTCACTTGAGCCTGAAGCGCATTCACGCGATGCAACTGATCCTGCAACTCTGGGGTCGCTGCGATCTCAGTGGAAGCGCTAGCGGCTGGCGTGTCCGGTCGTCGTACCGTGGTACGGCCAATGCGCTCAATGACATCAGCGCGAGACCGAATGGACTCCCACTGGCGCAGAGCCTTGTTCAAGCCTTCAAGTTCGAACTGCTGCTCCTGGCTCAGACCGCCACCTTCAGGGCCCGCACCCGCAAGAAGTTCTCGCTGCCGACGGGTCATGCGCTGAAGGCTGATGTTCGCTGCCTGCGCTCCGTCCAACGGCGTCGCGCCCTGCTGCTGGACGTCAGCCATCAACTGACGAAGGTGATCGTCATCCTGGATCAACTTAGTGACGACGCGTTCGAAGTTCGCGTTCCGTTCGTCCAATGTGCCGATCGGCTTGGACTTCCGCGCCCCGACAGAGGAGACCAATTGCAACTCGCCGCCAAGCCGGGCAATCGCTTCGAAGACTTCGTCAATCGTCTTCGCGGCGCCCAGGGAGTCATTGAATGTCTCCGACCACGTGATCCCCATGCGCTCCAGGACCTTACGAAGCCCTTGGATATTGGCGCGCTCCACGGCAGCCGCTGAATTCGCGACCATCTCCGGGGTGAGGTCCGCAGGATTGACGCCGAGCCGATCCGCCGCATGGCGGATCCGCGAATCGATCTTCCCGTCCGCGCCAACAGCCTTACCGCCATTTTCGCGAAGAACGGCTCGCGCATCGTTGAAAGCCTGCTTGACGCTGCGGCTGAGATCTTCCAGTGTCTTCGCGTTAAGCCCGTACTGCTTGTTGAGCAGGCTTAGAACGTCCGCCCGAATCTTGCCCTGAACGGCAGGCTCGATCCCGCCACCAGGAGCGAATCCGTTGAGGTTGAACCCAAGATCCTCGTAACGATCGCGGATGCGCTTGTCCGCTGCCGCTGCGCGCTTGGCCCCTTGAATGCTTTCGTCGTATCGAAGGATCGACATGCCGGGTGACCAGGAACGCGCGAGGAACTCTTCCCCTGTGCGTGAGTTCACCCGCCACGAGTCTGACGTTGGAAGCCGGTTGTACCCGGATGGGCGAAGCGCGTACAACTCCTTCAGGCTCTTGCGCTCAGCCAGTTGGTTTCTGACGTCTGCCAGTTCTTCCTTGATCGCGGCGCGGCGCACAGTGTCAGCGGTACGCGACTCCGTCTGAAGGGCCTGCTGGCGCTGCGTCAAGGCCCGAACTTCAGCGATCTGCTGCTCAAGGTCGTCAGGGCCGCGTCGCTTGTAGGCGCGCTCAGTCTGCGTGATGAACTGAGACATCAACTGATCGTGCTCATCCTGCAAGCCCTGAAGGACCTGCATCTGCCCAGCCGTGCGGCTGCCTGGCGCTCGACCAGCGGCAGCGTTCCCCGTCTCAATGTCACGGATCGTGGCGTCTACTTCGCGCATCAGACGAGCGATTGCTCGAATCGTCTTCTGCGGAGCGCGAAGATCCTTCGGGTCGACACGATCGTCGCTTGGGAGCAAGCGGCCCTGGCTGTTCATGGTGATACCCGGGAACAGGCGCATCACCGATGCCTGGCCCCGGCTCGTGAACCCGGGAACCTGCACCGACTGGAACAACTGCCGCAAGCCGTCAGACATCGCACGGTCACGGGCTCTGGTCTCTTCGCTGCGCGCTCGCGCGGACTCTCTGCTCGCTTCCCAAGCAACGCGGTTATCAGGATTCAGGGCAGCCAGATTTCTCTGCAACTGCGGGCTCTGCAACGCTTCAAGAAGCCCAGGCCCACCCTCTTCCGCGATGGCGTCCTGGAAGGCTCGCTGGCGATCCATCGCAGCAAATTGGCGACGAATCGCTCGATCAATTGCGCCCTGATCGGTTCCTCGCGCAGCCCGGTCCACGGCGCGGTTCGCGCGCTGCACTTCGGCCTCATGCTGCATGAGGGTCTTGACGAGATCCATGATCTCGGCTGCCTCGCGCGCGGCAGCGGTCATAGCCTGACGGTTTGCTCGTGACTCGGCCGTTGTCCCCGTCTCGCGCCCAAGGAGGGTCGGGTCGTGGAAGTCGACAGCGCCGCCGGGGCGGCTGAGCATTCCGAGAACGGTGTCCTGCATCGCCACGCCACGGGACTGCTGAGCGGCGCGTAGCGCGGCGTATGCCCGGATGACTTGTTCGTCTCGGCTGCCGCCGAACGCACCACCAGTTCCGGGACGGCCCTTCGTGCCGCGCGCCCGAATCGGACTGATGCCACCAGTTTCGATGTTCAGCCGCGTCAACTCACGAGCGGCGGCTTCTTCCGCAGTCGTCTGCTGGATTGCGACGATCTTCGCGTACAGGTCAGCGGTCGCCTTATCGAGCGTGGACGACCGGCGTCGGGAGCGCAGCGTCTGCTGGATCGGGAACTGCCGCTGCCCATCGCTGCCGAAAGGCAGTTCGTCCATCTGCTCGGCGAGGCTCGTCAGCATCGTCATCAACTGATCGCGGGTCGTCTTCTTCGACGCGATCGTCTTCGGCGAGATCTCAGCCTTCGTGATCGGGTCGATAGGGACGAGGCCAACCTGCGACGCGGCAGCGATGATCTGCCGCATCTCGGCGACGGTCAGGTACTCCTTGTTGTTGCGGTTCGCATTGAAACGCGTGTTCAAAGCCTCAAGCGGGGTCTGCCGCAGCGCCACAGGTGGCTGGAAGACCGTTCCGATCTTCTCCAGACCGGTCAAAGTGTCCGTTGACTGATCCGCCGTAAGCCGATCTGTGACCGTGCGAGACGCCAGGCGACGCGCCTGCAACCGGGCCTGATCCCGATCGCGCTTCGACATCTTCAACCGGGCAAGATCGCGCGTTGCGCCCTCAACCTGCGCCTGGAGGAACGCGAGATCCTCTTCGACCCCTTCAGACGCGCGCTGGACCGCGTCGTCATACACCTTCTTGGCTGAATCCAAGATCTTCTGCTGCGCGTCGATCTTCCGTTGCCGTCGCGGGCTAAACCGACTCGTCGTCTGCTGCGCTCCCGCTTGAACGGTGGCAGCCGCCTGCTGCTGAAGGGCTGCATCGGGAAGCGCAATCGCCTGCTCAGCCTGGGCGATCTGCGCCTGGCCCTTCTTCTTCAGGGCTTCAGCCTTAGCCTGGACCTGAGCGTAGAGGGCGGACGCTTGGACCATAGCGTCCTGAAGTTCATCTACGTTGTCGGCGTTAGCCCGGTACGCGGCGAGCCACTCTTCATTCGCCTTGTCAACGGCTTGCGCGGCTGAACGCAATTCCTGCTTGATGCCCTTCCGAGCCTTGCCGCCTCCCTTGATGGTGGCAGCGGCTTGCGCGGGTACGCCACCACCACCACGAACCGCCGCGTTCGCGATGCTCTGCAACCCAGACGCAAGAGCCGTGTTGATTTCACGAAGACCGGAGGACAAGACGCTGACGAGGGGAGCCGAATCGATCCGGGCCTGAGCCACCGTCGACGGAGGGACAGAACCGATCGCTGACCGACGCTGATCCCGGGCGGCAGCAAGAATGCTAGTGACAACATCACGAGACTGAACTCGATCACCACCGACGTTGACACCTACACCCGAAGAGAGCCGCCCGTTGGGCTGACGGCTCTGTTCCAGGCGGATGCCTCGGATGTCGGCCGCGAGCCGAGCCGCGACCCCCGCAAACTCCTTGAAGGTAATCAGGGAGGCTTGAAGTCGAGTGATCCCCGGATCATCGGACAGGGACCGGATCTCGTCGGCGAACTCCTTGAAGTTCTGGAAGTCGACGTCGGACAGGGAGACGGTGGCTGCACGGCCTGGCTGTGCGGGCGTGGTCCCACCGCCGCCGCTTGTGCGCCCACGAAGCCCCTGCGGACCATTGACCTTCTCGACTAGTTTGCTCAGCCGAGTGAGGGTCTCCTCAGCGCCAGCGAGGTCCTTGGTCAGGTTTTCGCTGAAGGTCTTGGCGTCTGAGCCGAAGGACAGAAAGAAATCCTTGTTAGGCATCTAGACACCCATCCAGATTCGCATCCTTGGCCTATCCCTTGAAAGCGCGGGCGAGGTCGTTCTGCTCCATCGGGGGTTCGTAGTCGTCCCCGGTGCTAGAGCCATCTCCGGTGCGCTCTTCGATGGCCTTCCACCACTGTTCCAGTCCCTCAGCGTCCGCCCAGAGATGCTCAGGCGGTACATCCTTCTTCGGCAGATTCTCGTACCAGTTGAGAATGGTGAGCGTGTGCTCGATCGCCACCTGAAGGAACCAGGCGACGTCCGTTACTCGCTCGACTCCTTCTGGGTAGAGGATTCGGAAGTCTCCGGCTCGCTGGGCAGCGCTGACGAGTCCGATCCAGACGCCGCCCTTGACGAGTTTTTTGCTTCGGCCACATCCCCAACGAACTGGCTCAAAGCCTCAACGATGACCTCTCGGACCTCGTCAGGCTGCTCCTTCCACTCCTGCACGGAGTCGAAGAACAGCATCCGACGGTCGTCCACATCTCGGATCGCGTAGTACATCATCAGTTGTTCATACTCAGCCATGAACGCCTGAGAGCCGACGATCTCCTGCCGCTTCTCCTTCGCGCGACGCATCAACTCGTCGCGGTTGAACATCCCAAGCGTCTGCCGCGCGGCGTCCGTGAGTTCGTCGACACGCTCCTCGATCTGGGCCCCGAAGCGACGGTCGGCCTCCATGAGATCCCGCCACTCCTCCGCCTCAGGGTCCCCCTGCTGCTCTTGGAAGATCCTCATGGAGTCCTGAAGGGCCTCGAAGTTCTTCCACTCCTCGCGGGAAAGAACCTCGCGCTGCGCTATCTGCTGACGTTCGTCCAGATCCGACATCACGACATACTCCAGAAGAGTCTCATCGCTCATCCCTGAGATGAACACCTCGGAGGTGAGCGACTCTTCCGAGTCGGGGTCTCGCTGAGATCGCAGCAGGGCTCGTGCTCGCGCAGCCTGGGCATCACGAAGCGACTGCTCTCGCTGGTCTGGTGACGGCGGGGTGATCCACATGGCTACTTCACCCTCAGCGGGAGAGATCCGATTGCCGTCTTCGTTGACGAAGGGCCCGATCCGGCCGCCGTCTTCGTTGAACCGAACTTCGATGCCTCGGTTGAAGAGTTCCGCGAGGCGCTTGCGGGCCTTGATGTTCCTAGACATGTGTCTCCCGAGTTCTGCTTCTCATCCAGATCGAACGGTGCCCAATTCCTGTGCACTCTCCACATCGACCAGTTCAGGCTCTAGACTGAGCGTCGGTCGGCCTGGGCCTAAAGCCCCGTCGCAGCCACTTTCAAACACCCATCTCTTTTGAGGAGTTAGACATGGCTGTCAAGGGCAAGTTCTACGTCGCGGAAGTCACCCTCACCGCCTACCAGGACACTGGTGGTCGCGTAGTGATGCAACCCGTCACTCGTGGGGAGGAGAACAAGGACTGGGCGAAATGGACGCCGTCGGGGAAGATCGAACTGACGGTGACCAACGAAGATGCGTTCAAGGAGTTCAGTTCACGGGTTGGCAAGGAGTTCTACGCCACCTTTGAACCGGTGGATGAACCGGTGGACTGAACGACACGGGTGGTCTACCATCCCGTTCGTTGCTCCGCACCGGGTCGTGGCCCTAACGGTTCTGAGTGAAACCACATGTGAAGCGCCGCCCTCGCGAGCCCACGAGCCGTCGAGGGCGGTGGCTTTTCTGCCTCAAAACGAAACCCCGCCAGTCCCAGTTAGGGAGGGCGGGGAGCAATGGGTAAAGACTAGCGAATCTTGCCCAGTGTGGCTACTCTTCTGATTCCGAACATTCGAAGGGAAGCCATGAGAGACCTCGTCACCATCCGTACCATCGAGAAGATCGAGCCGATCCCCGATGCTGACATGATCGAAGCCGCCTTCGTGGACGGCTGGTGCGTTGTCGTTGGCAAGGGCGAATTCCAGCCCGGTGACAAGTGCGTCTACTTCGAGGTCGACTCGTTCCTCCCGCTCGACGACCCTCGATTCACATTCCTCGCGCCTCGTGGGACGAAGGTGATCGACGAGCGCGAAGGGCACGTCCTGAAGACCGCGCGGCTTCGCGGCGTCTACTCGCAGGGCCTCATCAAGCCTTTCGCTGAGTTCGAAGACCAGATCCTTCTGGCGGAGTCCCAGGGCGAAACGCTGGCCGACATGCTCGGCGTGTTCAAGTACGAGCCGCCTATCCCCGCTGAACTGTCCGGTTCCGTGCTCGGGTTTCTTCCATCATGGGTTCCGAAGACTGACGAAGAGCGGATTCAGAACCTGCCCGAGTTCCTCGACATCATGCAGTTCCTCCCGGGCCGGGACGACTACGGAACATGGGAAGCGACAGAGAAGGTTGACGGCACCAGCATGACGGTCTATGCCGACAACCGGCTGATGCCTCCCGATGAGTACGAGGCGCTGGCTCAGTGGGAGAAGGATCTCCTTGCAGAGCATCCTTCCTTCGGTGTCTGTGGTCGGAACTACGACTACGAAGAGTTCTTCACCAAGCCGGATGGGACCGTCACTCAGAACACGCTGTGGGTCATTGCACGGAAGTACGGGCTGATCGACGTGCTCCGTGGATTCGCCAACATGCAGGTCGCGGTTCAGGGTGAAGCGTTCGGCGAGGGTATCCAGGGCAACCCGCTCGGGGTGAAGGGCCAGCACTTCGCGGCGTTCGCATTCATCGTGAACGGGCGACGTGTCCCATTCGCGGAATGGCCCGAGGAGATCAAGGCACTGTCCGTGCCCGTCTACCCGCTCTCACCGCCGGAGACTTTCGAAGAGGCCCTGGAGCAGGCGGAGCAGCGGTCCCTCATCGGCCCCGCATTGGGTGGACCGGACAAGCCCGCCGAAGGCATCGTGTGGCGTCACCCCGTCGAGACGGACGTGCCCACGAGCGGAGGCACTCGGCGAGCGTCGGTGAAGGTCGTCAGCAACCGCTACCTCCTGAAGCACGACCGATGATTGAGACGGTTGTCACGGTACTGGCAGGTGTCGCGCTCTTGGTGACGATGACATCCCTGATCGTTGCTATGAGGCAAGTGCGGCGCAACGCGAAGAACGTCTCCCATCGCAGGCAGGTAACCCTCTGGCTTACTGTGACTACCGGCTCCTGGCACTCGGGGACTCGCCTCTTCTCGAAGGAGTGGAACGGTCGACCCCTTCGAGACGATGATCGTGTGATGCTCTTGCACGGCGGCGGCGACGGGGATGAGTGGTTCCACGATGTGGAGGTCCGCCGGATCTTCATCCACGGAGACGGCGACGAGACGATCGAGTTCCCTCGGCACATCATCGACCCCGATCCAGACGTCGAGGACTGGTTCAACAAGCAGCCGTTTCGTTCAGGTCACCTCCCATGGCGCACGGCTGACGACGGAGACCTGTTCGCGGCACTGGCGTGCTCAGGATGGGTGGAACGATGATCTGCGATCCATGTAAGAACGGTGGCTCGTTGAACCAGATCGCGCTCGATTTGAACACACGCCCAGAAGAGAGTGACTACTTCGTGCGTGAGGAGTTGTTCACCCGAGCGCGAGAGTGGCATGAGTCATGCGAGTACCCGCAGTCCTGCGCGTGCCAGCATGACGTTGGGAGGAACCTACGGCAATGAGCCGACGGACAAGCACATGGAATCACCCCGCCGAGGGGAAAAGGGTGCGTGGGCATCGGTTCGACAAGCAGACTTTTGGCTCATGGACCGGAGACCCCATCTTCATCTGTGAGCGGTGCCAACTTCACTTCGAGGTGGGGCAAGAAATCAGAAAGGACTGTCGCGGCTACTACACGAAGATGGTGTGGGTGGATTGAACTTCCTGACGCCCGACGAGATACGAGCCGCTCTCGCCAAGATGGAGCCTCGCGAGCCGCAGCACGAGCCGTACATGGCGGCGTGGTGGGACGAGTACATCTGCCCGGTCTGCACGAACAACGACATCAGTAACCCCGTGTTCTGGCCCTGCGAATACGAGAAGGCTCGAATGTTCACCCGCCGCAGTGAACTTCGCGGACGAGGCTTGAATGACTTCGTCGAAAACACGTTGCGCCAAGCCGAAATTGGCGGTACTGGAAAATGGGTGCTAGCGGATCCCCATTGCAGGTACATCTGCTTGAACTGCGGGATGAATGTTCACGGCTGGGAGGGGTGGCGATGCCTTGAACTACGCCGCGACGGTTTCATTCTCTGCACAGACTGTAAGGAATTCGTCATCAACGCGAGACTGTCCGCTGACCTTCTGTGGATGAGGCAATGAACACACAAGAGATCATCACTGCGCTATCAGAATGGATCGATAGCAGCCCCAGTTACCGAGGGATCTCCCCCGAATCCGCCGACTGGCGACGCATCCAAAAGGCTGTGCAAGAAGGCGCGGAAGCCTTGGAGGCGTACTGCGGTATGATCGGAGAGAACCCCCGCAAGGGGCAAACGTGCGGTCTGGACGACGTTCTCCACGAACTGCTAGACACCGCTCTTGCCGCTCTTGGAGCGTACGAGCATCTCACTGGTCACAAGGGGACGGCGCTCAAAGACTTGGATGCTCACGCACTCAACGTCGGTCGGCGAGCAGGTCTGATCCAGGGCTGACATGGACAACACGATCCAGAATCCGTGGTGGCGCGGCGCGACCGTCACCATCCCGGCGGGCACCGTCGTGCGAACGACTCGACCGGGTGACAACCGGTGGCGTGTCACCGCGCGCGCCACCACGGTGACGCTCCCTGTGCGGCCAGACGATGGATGGGTCGACACGATCAACGACCGGAAGCGAGGTCGCGGATTCGTCGTGCTGCCATCGATCTGCTGGGCAGGATCCGGTGGGTACTGGCAGTACGCCCAAGTCACTCCCGCGTTGTGCGCCGCGAACGGCATCGACATGCCCGCGATACCGCAGGATCTCCGCGACTACTACGGGACACGGCTCGATGTCGAGCCGTCCTACGACGAGGGATACACCGACCAGTGGCGCATCGTGAGTGACATGAAATAGTGTCCTCATCATGCGCCGATCATCCACCTCCAGGTCGCACTGACTGGAGGAGCCACCCGAGGGTTGGCTGACGGGCGCCGTCTCGAAAACGGTCTGGCGTTAAATCGCGTGTGGGTTCGATCCCCACCTCCTCCGCGAGTCTCCGTGGCGCAACGGATAGCGCAACCCGCTTCTATCGGGACGGTTGCAGGTTCGAATCCTGCCGGGACACCGCAACCTATGAATCTAGACGCGTGTTTCATAGGTTCACGCCTCAACCTATGAAAGGTAGTTGATCGCTGCCTGGAGAAGAGCGGGATCATCGTTGAAGCAGCCGAGCCCAGAGTTGCACTTGAAGCAGAGAACGCCGCGTATGACGCCCGTCTCGTGGTCGTGATCGATGTGATGAGCCCGTTGAGATGGCGAGGCACCGCAGATCTGACACGTGCCGATCTCCATCAGTTCGGTGGCGCGCTCCGTACTGACTCCGTATTTCCTGGCAATCTGCCCGCGTCGCGCTACCACTTGCTCGGCCTCAGGGTTTCGACGCCTTCGCTCCAGGCGTTGAGTGGCCTTGCACGCTCGGCATATGGCGCCAACTGCGTAGAACTGGTCCAAGGGCTTCACCTGGTCGCACACGGAACACGTTTTCACGTGGTTGATCCGTTGTGCTCGCCGCACGGATCCAGGGCCACGACGGGCTGGAACCCCATGTGCCCTGAGAGCAGCCGCGACAGTCGGGACGCTGCACCCGAACTCCTTGCAGACATCCTCCACACGGCTGCCAGCCAAGAACATCTTGACCATCTCGGTCTTCTGAGCATCGGTGTAACGCGGCATCGACCCTCCAAAACAGTAGGGGCCCCACCCGAAGGCGAGGCCCCTACTGTACCTTGAAACTTGTAGTCCCAAGAGGTTATCTTAGAGACTAAGGTCGGTCTCCGCGATACGTCTCCAGAACACCATCGTCGGTTTCGAAGTTGAGGGTCATGTCGACCTTCTGCTGCACCCGGCCCTCGTAGCCCGGGATCACGAACCGAGCAGCGGGCATGTAGTGCGTCTTCAGGACGGTGCCAGCGGGAACAGCGGTCGTGCCACCCGAGTCCGGGTTCTTCAGCACGATCCGCAGCGCGCCAGCGACGGACGACTGCGGCCCGATGACGTTCGCCGGGTCGACGCCAGTGATCTGCGCGAGCCGGGTGAACAGGTACTCCAGCGACCGTGGGCGCAGACCCAGGTTGCCGGTGACCTCAGGCACGTCGGTGGCCTCACGCGCGACCGCGCGGGGGTCGCCGAACTGGTAGTCGTCCTCCAGGGTCACGCGCCAGTCGATGTTCACCGACTGGACGTCCGGCCACAGAACCTCGACCGGTCTGGTGCCCTTACCGACCGGTGACACGGCCGCCGACGCCACGTTGCCCGCCGTCTTGGCGTACGTGAACGTGGTACCCGTCGGGGTCGACGCAACGGTGAAGGTGCCGTTGAACGTCGAATCGACGCCACTGATCGTGACGACGTCACCAACCGTCAGGCCGTGAGCCGACGAGGTCGTCAGGGTCGCGATGTTCGACGTCAGGGCCTTGTTGGAGATCCCGCCGCCGAAAGCGATGGCCGTCGAGAAGTAGACCTCGATGTCCTTACCGCGAATCGCGGCAGGCTTGACCGAGACACCCTCGTGAACCGCCTGAAGGTACGACGTGGCATCCGTCGAGCCGTAGACGACCGCGATGGTCTTCCCGTTTGCCGGAGCGACCATGAACGTGACAGCGGTGTCATCCGCCGTGTAGTCCGTGCCGAGGACCTGGCGAATGCCATCCACCGCTACGTTCAGCGCGTAGATCTCGTCGCCGCCCTCCTCGTACAGGGACGCAGGCCCGCCGACGTACGCAAAGACAGTCGTCGACCCGTCGCCAGTGAACTCGTCCCGCATCGGGACGCCCGGCACGTAGAAGATCGCGTCACCCCGGAGGGTGAACTGCTCAGCCGCGTTCTCGCGAAGGCCGTACCGGTACGAAGCGCTCTCCAGCGTCAACTGGGGAACAGCGCAGCCCTTGACGATCGTGAAAGCGCCGTACGGCGACTTCCAGGGGCTGAGGATGTCCAGCGGAACCGCGTTGAGCAACTGGTACTCAGTCCCGTCCGGATCACCCGACGGGTTCGAGGAACCCGTGAGGATGGCCTCGATCTCTGTGCTCACATCGAGACAGTCGAGGTTGAACGAGAGATCGGGGACGTCGCGAACGATACCCACCGTCTGGTAGTTGCCCAACTCACGGATCTTCTCCTGAGGAATGTTGAGGTTCCCCGGGCCGCCGGTCTGGATACGGTCGATCACGAACGAGTTGCCTGAATGCAGGATCTGCCCTGCGCGGATAGCCATCTTGCTGTCTCACCTCCGTTTCTTCATCGTGGGTAACTGCTCGCGCAGCCTGAGTCCACTAGGTCTAGTTGGAGTCCCTCAACTCCGCCTCGACCTCTTGAACGCCTGCTGCCATCCCGCCAGTAGTTCTCGCGAATACCGCCGGAAACCTGCGATGCCGCCTGCCTTAACCATCCCCTTCGGCGGAATCTCCCGCCGGATGATGATTCGGGCGGCTTCGGTCTTGTGAGTGGCACGATTTCCGGAGCGCGGGTTGCGCGTATTGCCGCCCGTCCCCTGCGTTCCCATGTCCAACTCGACAAGCCGGTAGATCTGCTGATTCTGGCCCTCACCGGGGCGTTGGAACTTCCCCCCGACGCCAGTACCCCATCCGAGACCACGAGGAAGAACACGGCCGACCTGGGTTGGCACAGTGATCGTGCCCGCCTTGACCGGGTTCGCGGGATCCTTCGGGTTCGCCCGGAACATCTGCGCCGTCGCCTTGGGGCCCGTGCCGACCTCCTGGATGGCCCAGTACGGCGAGTTCGCCTCAGCCGAAGCGAGGTCGAACCGGACACCGCTGACGCGGCTGGTCTCATCCGTGGGCGTCCACTTCAAGGTCTGGCTCATGCGACCCGAGGCGCGACCGTCGCGGTCTGGGGCGTACGGGCGGACCGCGCGAGCACGGTCGCGAGTCACTGTGGTCGCCTCTGCCGCTGCGGAACGCCGGGCGGACAACTCAGCCTCAGCGAACACGGCAACGCGGCTACGGATGTCCGCCATGAACTTGGCACCAGCGGAGCCAGGGCCACGGCGAGCGTACGTCAGACGCGCCACTGGACACCACCCCTCATACCACGGACTATCGGACGAAACGGCTTCATGATGCTGATTTGGTGACCTTCCGGTCGATCGCCTCCAACAAGGTGATCACCTCGTCGTTGCGAATCGACTGAGAGTCCTCAGCCTTGACCAGATCCAATACCGAGTCGTGGTAGCCGTTCAGTGCCTCCATGACGACGCGGCGATAAGCAGCGCGCTCCTGGTCCGTCAACTTCGAGTAGACCTCGCGCTCGGAGTACCCCAGGATCGCCCCAAGAGCCCGATCGCGCCGCTTCTTCAGGAAGTCCTGTACCGGGACGCTCATTTCCTCAGCCTTCGCCGCAGTTTCTGTTCCTCAGGGAAGGTATCGGGACTTCGCGGCCTGAGTTCAACTGCGTGTCTGAATCAGACTGTGAACTGGGTGCCCTCTATGAAGTCGCTGACTTCAAGTTCGGCGAAATAAAGATGGACCTCAGCGGGCGTGACTTGCTTCAAATCACGGGAGTAGCGGAAAGCGTCAACCTCCAGGCGGCCGACCGGCGTCCAGAAGGAGTTGCTGCTGAAGTCGAACAGTTCAATGTAGGGCTTGCGGACGATCCTTCCATTGAAACGGTCGTCCAAATCGTTCATCAAGGCTACGGCGGTCGCGTCGGAGTTCGCGAAGAAGACGAAAGAGAACAGGTACGACTGCTTGACGAAGTTCGCGTTACCCATCTCTACGTCTTCAGGGGTGCTGGGCTGGGCCACGTCAACGGCGAAGGTGTTGTACGCGGTCTTGTCCCCTGGGTTCGGGAAGTAGTCGATCAAAATGACCGGGTTCCCCTCAATGATCGGATACAGGTCCGAATCAGCACGGGTGAGAGTGCCCGTCGCGAGAGTGTCCGGGTCCATGACCGACTGAGTTGTCGTCCCGGCCATCCACCGACATGCGATGAACGTGTCCTGAAGATCCTGGTAGACGGACTGCTGGACGGAGCGAACCCGGTGACGCATGTAGTAGGACATCAAGTCTCCTGCTTCGCGTAGAAGATCATCTGGTTGACCCCGACCTCGAACAGGCCCATGGCGCCTGGCTCGTAGCCGTAGACGTAGGTGTCGCCGTTGAGGATCATCTCCCGGCAGCCGACAACCTTCGCGTAGTCCTCGTCAAGGAAGGTGACGACAGCCTTCACGGGGCGGAAGGATCCGACGGGGATCTCATCCGCGTCGGCCTTCATCATCTCGATCGCGCAATGCACGTCGTTCGGGCCAGTGCCTACTGCGACGCGCTTTGGGGGCGCGATGATTCGCTCGACCAACGGGTCGAACGGGATCCCGTCAAGGTCCAAAGGCGGCGGCATGATCTCGGAGCCGTTCTTCTTGTAGATCACTTCGCCCGTCTCCGGGAACACGAACACGGCTGAGACAGTCGAGTCCGGCGGACTCCCCATCTGCATAGCGTTTTGGATCGCCGTCCGGAACGCGGCCGGGTCGAACGCCGAGTTGCTACCCGCCATCAGTACCCACTAGGGCCAGGGAGCGCGAGGTGAGGCAGGTCGCCGGTCAGGCCGAAGTAGTAAGCCCGACCAGGGAGCGCATCGAAACACACGTCCAAAGACAGTCCCTGCTCCGACTTCGAGAGCAGAAGATCCTTGGCCTTCTGGAGTTCCTTCAGTACCTCGACGAGCATCGTCGCCGAGTTCTGGGTCTCGAACTCGACGGGGCCCGCCTTCGCCCGGAACGTCGTGTTCGTGTTCAGGATCTTGTTGCGGAGGATCTTGCATCCCGCATAGATGATGATGAGGGTGGTTTCCTCGCGATCGATGTCGTCGCCACCGTCGGTCAAGGGCGTAATCACGCCATCGGCTTCGGTGAACTCGCTGAGGAAGCCATCAAGCCGGGCCTCCCAGAAGGCGTCCGACAGGTACCCCGTGAAATCGGTAGTGGAAGCCTCAGTGAACTCCTGCACCCCGGGAGGGTTCACCTCGCGCAGCAAGGATGGAACGAAGTCCTCCAGATCGACGGGCATCGAAACTCCCTGTAGGTCGGCTCACAGAGGAATCGACATTATCGGGGCGCTGATTCCGAGGAAGATCTTCTCGCTCTCACGTACCCACTTACTGGGTCGATAGGCGTAGGTCTGTAGACGTTCGTGAACCGCTTGCATAGCACTGAACGCATCATCTAACCGGAAGTCGTGCAGCAGCACTAACGCCGCTTGTGCGCCGCTGTAGCCGACCAGGCTTCCCTCGTTGCGGAAGAACACCGCCTTGCGCTGTTGAGTTGCTTGCGAAGCGCTAAGACTGAACACATCGTGGCAAAACCGGGCAAACGAAGCATACGTTCCGACGCAGAAGAAAAGAGTGTCTTCCGGCAGTTCCTCCCACGTGAAGAGGACGGTAACGCCGTCTCGCTTGTCGGCTAATGTCACCGGTAGTCAGAGGAGCGGCCACCACCAAGCGAGCCGCCGGGGGATCCCGGAGTCGACATGGTGGCGAACTGCTCCGCGTCCTTCTGGATGATCCGGGTGCGCGGCTTGACCTCATTCAGCCGCTGCTCGATCTCGCGGTACCGCTTCAGGGTGATGCCCTCCGTGGTGGAAGCGACGGTAAGCATCCGGTTCAGGGTCTGCGGCGAATCGATCGTGGTCAGCCACTCCTCCCACGCAAGATCGCTGGCGACGAGGATCTTGGCGATCTCCTCATCGTTGATCGCGTTCGGGTTCGACTCGACGGTGATCGTGTCAGGCACCACGATCGGACGGAAGCACCCGTTCAGGAACGGATCATCGGCCTCCCGCCGGATCTTGTCCTGAAGGATGATGCGCTCTTCGCTGGTGAGCATGAAGCGGCGGTTGCCCCGGATGATCTCCTGGATCTCCTCGCCGCGCGCGTTGATACGGATGATGCCGTTGCCGGAGGTCGAGACGTTCTCCCAGGTCTCGACGAACTCACGGTCCTGCTTCGTGATGGTGCCCTGACTACGCATTCCGGATCCTCTTCCTGAAGCCCATTTAGCCGAACAATAGTCGGCGTAGGGGTAGAAAGCCAGCATTGGTAGGTGCATACTCCCACCGTGACCCCGTCCTGGACATTCTGGGCATTCGATCCCACGAGGATCGGTCGTATCGACGTCGACCGAGACGGGAAGTACATCGTCACCGTCAAGTGGGAAGACGGGTCCTACTACGTCAGGTCCACTCGCTCCCTGAAGCGGGCGTCAAAGTGGGCCGACAAGGCTACGGCCAGGCTGAAGGACGACGAAACACGTGCACGTGAGGCAGAGCAGGCGCTTAACGCCGTGAGATCCGGTGTCTACCAGCCGCTTCCGCCTGAAAAGGGCGCATCAGCAACCGCCCCCAATTCGTCCCCGCCACCCGTCGTCAAGTGGCCTGCGCCGCCGCCGAGCGTGTTCTGACATGCCTTGGCAACAGAACTTGGAATGACGAAGGCCCGGTCCAACAGAACCGGGCCTTCACTTTGAGTCGGGGTGGGGAGAATCGAACTCCCGATCTCCTGGTCCCAAACCAGGCGCGCTAGCCACTGCGCTACGCCCCGTAAAAGCAGAGCCACCCGCACCTCGGGTCGAGGAACGGGCGGACAACTGACCCCCTATCGACGACTCAAGGATAGTGTCGCATCCTTATAGGGATACCGAATACGAAGTGCAACTCCGCATTCAAGGCTTGAGCGGAAACTCCTTCAACGGAGCCCCAAACGCCACGGGGGATCGTAGCGGAGACGAGATTCGAACTCGTGATCTCTGGATTATGAGCCCAGCGGGATAGACCGAACTTCCCCACTCCGCACCACTGTTTACTTGTTCGTCGCAGAAGTTAGCAGACGATCCAGCCGCCCGGCAAGTGCGCGCGTCATCGAATACGACCCCATCGGCCCGGTCACACTGTCCCGCCACCCACACCACGTGAAAGACCGAGACTCAGCCCGAGTTGCCTGCCGGACGCTGTTCACCTCTTCGTGCCACTCGCGGGCTTCCTGGGCAGCCAGAGCGGCACGAAGACGCTGCCATGCCTTCTCCCGGTTCAGGTACTGCGACCGCTCCTCCGCCGCCGTGACAACGGTCCCCGTCGGAAGGTGGGTGATCCGGATCGCGGAGTCGGTGGTGTTGCGGTGCTGCCCGCCAGGGCCCGAGTCACGGTAGGCGTCGATGCGGACATCCCGCTCATCTATCTGTAGTTCTGGACGCTCGTCCTGATCTACAGCAACGACGGTGATTACCGATGAATGACGCCGCCCGCGCTTCTCAGTGACGGGGACTCGCTGAACACGATGCGAACCAGCGAGGGACGCATAGGACGCGTCAAAGACAGTGGATGTGCAGAACCCGGCCCTCAGCGACCACGGGCTGACCGGAGTGCTTGCTTACGGCATCAGCGAGTTCACGCGCGAACAGCGCAGCATCAGCGCCGCCGTCACCCGCGTGAAACTCCAGGCTTGTCTTCATAACCGAACAGCGTACACTCTTCCCAATTCCCTGTTGGTCTAACGGCAGGACACGCGGCTCTGGACCGTGGGGTCGAGGTTCGAATCCTTGACAGGGAGCGCCCCGCGAAGGCACCAAAGAGGAAGCCCCCGATCCTTGTGGGATCGGGGGCTTCCGTCTGCCTCTGGCCTCGACCTAGATCGAGGTGTCGATGAAGCGGTGCGAACGCTCGGGGTGGTGGATCAGGAGACCCGAGTCCCGGCGAGCGAGGTAGTGCCAGTACCAGTTGTCCAACTCGGTGAACTCCTTCGAGAGGAGACCGCCGTAGAAGGCGAACTTACCGACATCTGGGGCGATGACCCAGAGTTCGTTGTTCGGGATGAAGGCATCGCCCTCTTCATCCTCGTAGTTCTTCAGGGAGATGACGTTCGCTCCCCGGTAGACGCCGAGGAAGCCCTTGGCGCGGATCTCCTCCAGGGTCTCGTTGCCGAAGCCCGTGAAGTCCATGATCTGATCCGTCATGGTCGGACGCCCGATGATCGAGACCGTGCCCGTCTTGGACTCGTCACGCACCGCACTGATGGCCTCGTTCAGCGTCGACTGAGAGATACCAGCAGCAGAGGTGTAGTTCGGGTCACCCGACGCGACAGCCTCCTGGAGAACCGTGAACACGCGACGGTTGACCTCGGAGTCCATGCGCTTGATGGACAGATCGCGCAGGTTCTGCGCGGACTCGGCGAACGAGGTGACGAACTTGTCCTCGAACTCCCAGACGTGGACACCGATCATGTCACGCGGAAGTTCGGAGACCTCGGACGTCATCTCAGACGCCTCGATGTACCCACCGCGAGCCATGTAGAAGGCCTTCAGGCCCGTGGTCTCCTTGATGTACGAACGCCCGTTGAAATCAACGCGCTCCGTCTGGATCCAGCGATCCAGAAGGGTCTCGTACTCGAAGCCCAGGAGGATCGACTCCGTGAGATCCGCCGCGAAATCGCGACGGTACTCAGGCTTCGACCAGTTCTCGCGGGCTTCCTCGTTCGCCTTCTCCATGATCTCCAGGCGAGCCTTGTTCTCCTCCTGGTTTCGACCGAAGGAGTCCACCATCTTCTTTGTAGCCGACATTTGGTTGACCCCCTCTCAGAAGTTGAACCGGGCCTCGACGACACCCGTCGAGACGTTGACCTGTTCGACGGTGAGCCACTTCCCGTCGTTGGACCCTGCGACCTTGTACTTGCCGCTGCCGTCCGGGGTCAGGAGCATCCCCGGATCGAGATCGGCCAGCACGATCGAGGAGGCGAGGAGATCCCCAGCCGCCTGAGTCGTGCCGTCGTACATGACCTTCGACGGCGTATCGCGGAACCACACCTTGGCGCCAGGGCCATGGACGATCTGCGCGTACGCACCTCCCGGAACCGTGTTCAGGTCCGAGTAGGTCTGCTTGATCTCGGTCAGCAGAAGGTGCTCATACACCACAATGCCGCAGCCGAGGTTGACGGCAGCACCAGCATCCGCCGCCTTCATGAACCCTGGGGTCGCACTGTCGATCATCACTGGCGCGCCGATCACGTGCGAGGAGCCCGCAGCAGTGCGGAAGCGACCGTTGCGAACAAGGTTCTCGAAGGAACGAATCCCGAAGTTACGCGTGTAACCCATCTCTTAGCACCTCCTCCCTAGTCCAGGCCCAGCGCTTCGCGCTTGGCACTCTTGTGACCGGAAGCCTCGTCGGTGAGGCCACCGGAGCCGGAAAGCGAAGAGGCAGCATCGCTGCCGTCGCCACCAGGCGTGGGCTTGATCGTCTTCCACTCCTCCAGGCGCTCAGCCCAGGCAGTGTCGTCCAGCGAGGCCCACTCGCTGGACTTCTTCGAGACGTAGTCCTTCTCGAACAGGTTCAGGTTCTCAACCTGCTCGATGCGCGCCTTCTCGACCTCGGCGAGACGAGCCGCCTCGTCCTTCTTGGCCGCCTCGTCCTTCAGGGCCGCGACCTCGTCCTGCGCCGCCTTGATGTCGATCTGCGCCTTGTCGAGGTCAGAGTTGAGACGCTTGTTGTCCTCGGTCAGCGTGGCCTTCTCCGCCGTCAGGTCATTGACCTGAGTGGTAAGAGCAGCGACCTCTTCCGACTTCGCCGCCAAAGCAGCCTCCAGGGCGGCAGTGCCGTCCGCGAGAGCCTTGGCGATGAGCGCCTCGTGGGTCTCACGAGTAATCGTGTCGTTGTCAGCCATTTCTGAGTTGATCCCTCCCTCCGTGCTCGGGTTTGTTGGTGCGCCCGACGGCTCAGAGCCGGAGGGATCGGACGCTGTCGAGTCATCTATCTGCGTCGCCTTATCGACGCAGAAGACGCAGATATCCGTGTCATGGCGAGCGCCTTCTGGCTTCTCAGCCAGAAGTTGATCGTGCAGAGCACGGGCATCCAGACTCACAAAATGGGCATCGATCCAAATCCGCCGCTGATTGAGAAACGGCCCTAACGGGACTTCTCCAGCCCTATTCGACTAAGGGCGAGTCGACTGGATAACCATCGCCATGAGGTGTTCCCACCCTGACGCTGTCATCTCCGTCCCGCCAGCCACGAGGGCCTTGTACTGGGCCTCCTGCTGCTCAGCGAAAGCCGCCGCCTCAGCCATCACAGCGTCCTGAAGGACGGAGGCGTTGGCGTTCTTCCAGCCCGGCTTCACGGGCGGGACGATGTAGGCGCCACCTCGGAAGGTAGGGGAGACGATGTGACGGATCGATGTCCGGGACAGAAGGTGTTCGCAGTGGTCCTCGACGGCCGCGTAGGGGAACTTCCCGCCGCAGCCGAACGGGCCCGCGCAGATCAGATGAGTGCCACGGCACTCCATGGAGAAGAAGAGGGTGCCTTCTTCGCTGGCCGCTTCTACCTGTTGCGCCTCGAAGGGGAAGATGTGGGACCAGAGCCCAGACAACGCCTGGATCTTCATGGATCCAGAGGGCTCGTCCAGCGCACTCTTCGGAGAGTTGTCGCCCTCCTCGTTGGCAAGGCTGATCGTTCGGGTCTGCGCGTAGAAACCGACAGGTGTCCGGAACTTGTGGATCATGTTCAACGGCGCGTACTTGATGGTGTACTCGGCGAGTTCAAGATCGCCAGCCGTCCAGAACTGCTTGTTCGAGTTCGCCTTGTCACCTTCAACGAAGTCCCCGGCACCCCACTGGATGAAGGGGTTCGACTGGTCGATGTCCCACCCTTCGGCATGGTCGAGTAGGGCCATGTCGAGATCGGCAGAGGAGCGCACCACGTGGGCAGTGTTGACCAGGAAGGTGCTGCTCCCACGGTCGAGGACCATGGTCTCCATGGTCTAGCCCACGACGCCCGGGAGGACCTTGTCTTCGTAGGTCACGACTCGGATCACGGGCTTCCGCTCGCCAAGAGTGACCACGTTCGACGCATCGATCGAGTACGGGCAGCGAAGCAGGATGTAGGTCCACTCACCCTCGTCTTCGATCGCTTCGAACACGACCACGTCGGCGGACAGGTCCAGGATGTAGGCCCTGTAGTACAGGGTCTTCAATGCTTCGCTGACCACCGCAGCGATGTCGCCGTAGTGGACTACCTGGGCGTGGTCGCTGAGCGCCGAAGCGTCAACGAACTCCCGGCGGCAGCCCACCTCATTGCAGATGTGCGTCGTCGTCATAGTCATGATGTCGGCTCCCTCACTTGTTCGATTCACGCGCTCGGTGCGTCTTTGCTTGTTCGAGGCTTGGTGTCCTTCGACCCGGCTGGGCGTCCAGCCTCCTTCGGGGCGCCTGGCGCTGCGTTCGGCTGGGTGTCTGGCGACGCGTAGGGAACACCGGAATCGAAGATGCCGTCGTACAGGGCCTTCTCCCGGACGCGGCGCAGGGCCTCCACGTCCTCGTCGAAGCCGAGTTCTTCCAGCATGGTTTCACGGGAGATGTCGCCTCGGTCTCGGACCTTCAGCAAGGCGTTCAACTCGTCGATCAGCACCTCAAGGCTGATCCGCTTCGGCCGGAACTCCAGCGCCGGGAACTCCGTCAACTCTGGGTTCCGGTTCATGATGAGGTCGAACACGTGCTGTTCCAGGGACCGGACCAACTGGTGGCGGCGGTTCTCCAGGCCCTGAGAAACCACCCGACTCATCTCGGACACGCCCGCTCCACTGGCGTTGCCGCCCTGCATGACAGGGGCGAACGTCCGAAGCGCGACAAAAACCAGACGGCTGTCCAAAGTCTGCCACCGGGTATCTTGCAGAGTGTTCTCCAGTGGAGGAGAGACGATCTCAACGTTGAGACGGTGGTCACCGACCAGGACGGGAAGCCGAGCGACGACCCGAGCCTGCTCCTGAAGGTTCTCGATCTCCGCAGGCTTCGCGGGGAGTTTGTCGCTGCCCTTAGTGATCACGACGATGAAGTTCGCGTTGCCCATCAGGGCGGCACGGTCAGCGGCTCGCAGGTGATCCTTCATGTCGAGAAGGGCTAGCGCTGGTCGAAGGCGTACGGCAGCGAACCGCTCGTACTGAGCCCTGGTCAACGTGTGACGGAACATGGCGTCCTGGCGGAACAGCCACAACTTTGTCGGGTCAATGCCCAACTTCTCGCATTCGGTCTTCTCTTCCGGAGTCGGGTCATACTTCTTCTCGATGAGCCGCATGACCATCGGATCCGAGACGCGCCCCTCCAGGATCGGCCCGAACGCGTCGTCCTCACTCTTGGTCGCGATGTAGGCGAAACGCTCCCGGCTGAACATGAGCGTCTGAACAGGGAACACCTTTGTCGGGTCGAAGATGGTGAGACCAGTGGGTACCGTCAACTCGAAGGTCTTCCGGCGGGCCCGGTTCCCTCTTCCGGGGCCCGGAAGGTCCGTCAACTTCGGGATTCCGCCCTTCTGCCCCGCTGTCTTACGGGCTTCGTTGATCGCTTCCATCTGCCGGGCGGCTTCGCGGATCGGCTGATCCCGAACCGTGTAGGTCTGAGTGCTCCACCAGATCCCGACGTAAACCTGCGACACCTTGTACAACTCGCGGGCCATTTCCCGGAGCCGGGAATCCAGGTCGATTGTCGCGGCCCACTGATTCCAGACGTCCTGCTGGTCGTCGTCATTCAGGTTGAAGCCACACCGGTTGAACATCAAGCCTTCGGTGACGTCGGCCAGAGTGGAGAGAATGTCATCGTTCTCCACAGCCCACGCGCACAGGCTCATCTGGGAGAAGGCGTGCCGTTCGTTGTTCCACTTCTCTCGGCCGAAGACGTCCACTGACGACGCGCCGTTCGCCTTCGCCCGCAACTGCTGGCTCCACTGCTCCACGGCTGACGCGATCTCACTGCTGTTCCTGAGTTCAGCGATGACGCTTTCCGGGACACCAGCCTCGTTGATGTACGTGAAGGACGGAGCCGACGTCGCCGATTCAGTCGCCCCGTACTTCTCGGACTCGCCCATGGCCGCGTCATCCGCGCTGATGTTGGTCATGGGGCCCCTCGCTCCATCCGATAGTCCAGTTCGCGGACGCTGACCAGCCGCGAGGCGTTGGCGAACTGGTTGGTGAGTTCAGCCAGCGTCGGTTCTAGTTCACGTGTCCGGATGGGTAGCCACTGCCTGTTGAAGTCTTCAATGCGGGAGATCCGCACCTTCAACTCGGACAGCCGCGCCGAATGCCCCGAGCACAGCCGCATGACCTCGTCCGGTTCCATGTTGTGGAACTGCTTCATGTCGGTGAAAGCGTCGTCGATCTCGCTGCGGACACCATCGATTGACGTGCCGATGGCAGGGATGACTACGGAGGTGTCGATGCCCGCCCCTCGGGGGACAACGACCTTCTCCGGCGCACTGGGTGACAGTGGAATGGTCATGTTATTCCTTCTTTCGACCCCTTTATGGGGGAGATGAAGGCTCTAGATTGTCAGAAATGAGTCGAAGATGGGTTCATCTGCGATTGCCCTACGCGTCTTGTTGAACCCATCCAGCGAGAAAGCCAGCCCTGCCATACGGGCGGCGTCCAAGGCGTGGAACTTCCCCTTGTTGAACTGCTTCTTCCCGTACGCATCGGTGTTCGACTTGCTGATCGTGTAGGTCTGGCCCTGGAACTCACGAATGAGGTCGACATCCCAGGGGAGACGGATCCGCTGCTGGTCGACGAGGAGACGCAACATGTCGCTGCTGTACTCCAGGACGTTCGCCATGATCGGCTCCCCGACGCCCTCGTCGCTGCCCTCTTCGACCTCAAGGAAGCCGACTTCGATCTTCTCGGAGAAGTTGTATCCCACCATCGCCTGGGCAAACGGCTTGTTGGTGCTCTTCGTGACGATCTCGGAGATGATCGGGAGACCCAGGCCGGTGCGGTCCATCGCGAAAGCCTGAGGACGGTAGAAGTCGTAGACCGCTTCCATCACGGCCCGCTGGTCAGGCGAAGAGATGCGCTCCAAATGGATACGCGTTAGAAGTTTCAATCGGATAGTCGCCTGGTTCCTCTTCACTGGCTCCTCACCGAACACGAGGATCTCCGACGGGTGGTTCGTCATGCCGACGTCCATCCCCGCCCAGGTCCGCTTGTATGCCTTGTGGGCGCCAGGGAACTCGAACAGCGTCTCAATCGGCAAGCCGAGGTCCTTCAGCATCTCGTCGCTGACTCGGTAGTGCATGTACTCCGACGTGTTGTAGGACGACCCCTGGTCCTGGTCGACACACTGCATGAGCCGGGCGAGCACGAAGAGGCTGGACTGGGCGTCACCGTGCAGTCCGAGGATGTTGCGGCGATAGTCGGGGTGATCGCGGGATCCGTACAGTTCCGCCTTGGCTGCCCGCTCCTCCGGGGTCCAGTCGGGTCGGTGCATCGCGGTGTAGCGATGCACCTTCCAGTCGGACTCGGGCTGAGTCTGCTTGTAGTAGCGGTCGCGAACGCCACGGGAAACGCCATGGGTACGCCAGGTGGCGTCGTCATTTCCGTACTTGAGCGTCTCACCAAGTTCCACCCAGCCGGGTTCCGGGTAGTCCTGCGCCTCATCCATCTCCAGTTTCAAGGGGTGCTGGCCCTTGACGCCCTTGCCGTCCTTCTGAGGGATGCGCCCGATGATGCGAGCGCCGTTTCGGAAGCGGGCCTCGAATGGGCGATGAGTGAAGCCTGTGGTCGTAGAAGTCGACTTGAGGAACTCCCGCGAGATCCTGGTGGAAAGGATCCGGGACTCAACAGCAGAGGTGACGGGGTCAAGGTGGATCATCTCGGGCGCCGTGAGGAGCATCTCCTGCCCGGCGTGCGTGAATGGAAAAGCCCATGAACGCATCTGCATTCCCCAGGACTTACCGATAGCACGAGCGCATTGATCGATCTGGAACTTGTCGTCGGACCGATACCACGCGTACTGAAAGTCCCAGCACCGAAACACGTTGTCCGAAGCGGTCTCATCGATCCACAGCATTTCAGCGGGATCGATGCCCGATTGGTCCTGAAGGATCGCGACGAGGTACTTCTCTTCTTCTGTGAGGTCGGCGATGGCGGCCATCAGCCCTCCATTCGTACTTCCAAATACCGGCGGTACAGAGACGTCGCCATTCCGGGACGTTGTTCGAACATCTCGATCAACGCGCGAAGAACCATGGCGTTCCGATATTCGACAAAGTAAGTCACTGGTTTGTTAACCGCGCTCGCGATCAAGCGCAATTCGGCCACAGTCGGGTGGTATTGGCCGCTAAACATGCGCTGGCATTGGGTCCTGGACATGTGCACGCTTCGGGCGAAGGATCCCATGTCGGTTTTGACCAAACGCTTCAATACCGACGTTAGGGGCTCGTCGTTTTCTTCCCCGTAAATCAAGGTCTTGAAATCGACTTGCTCTTCCTTGGGCATCGGCCGTTGACCGATTCTCCCGGGGGTGGCGTAAGCCTGCTTGATGAAGTCTGCAAGGAGTGCGTGCATCGCGTCTGGGCGAGCCTTGAAAGCAACTGCCCAGGGGTCGCCCTCGTTTACGGGCGCGGCGAGTGCGGAAAGCGATGGGTACCTCGACCTGATCTCGTCGAGGGGGACCTTTACCCTGCGTCGCCCGGCCAATTCAGAGATCTTCCTGAATCCACATGGCCTGTGTTTCTCGGAACTTGGCTTGCTGCTCATCCCAGTCCGCGATGAGATCCTTCCGAATCCATTCGAGGATCGACTCGTATGACAAGTCCAGCAGGCGTCGCTCTTCTTCGTCGCAGCGATCGTATGTCAGGACCATGGACCGGAGTTGGTAGATCTTGGTGACGGCCGTCGCGTACTGCTCGTTGCGGTGATATCCGAAAGCCTTCGCGCGACTAAGCAACTTCTCCGTGTAGTCGGCGAGGCTTTCGCCCTTTTCCTTGTCGCGGGTGACCTTGTCCATTCCTAGCGAGGACTTCACCTGTCGCGCCTCGACGGAGTAGTCGCGGATCGCGGTCTTCAGTTGGTTCTCTTCAACGCGGGCGAACAAGTAGTCGAAGCCCTGCCCAAGCCACAGGCTCCAGCGGTAGATCATCAACTCCAGCATCAGCAACCGGTCGAGGTCCATGAGATCAGAGACGTTCGGCCAGGCGTTGTCCTTGAGGTACCGATCGCGACGGTCTTCGTACCAGTCGGCCTCCTCCTGGGTCTGGAGGTGCTGTTCAGCCCCGGAGGGGCTCTGGACTGTGAAAAGTTGGATCCCGTAGGGGTTGGCCGCTGCCGCTGGAACTGTCACGACCCCTATTGAACACGATCTGCCCCAATTTCGGGCACGTGTTCATTACGGCGTGTCACCACAAGGCGAGAACCTCGATTTCCACGCCGACGGGGTGTTCGGCAGAGGCGTAACGCTTCGACGTCGACAAATCCGTGACCCGATTGTCGTTCTTGATGATCCGGGCTTTCTGCAAGGCGTCCAGTACGGCCTTCGCCAGGTTATCGACATCCTTACGTGAAGTAATCGGATAGTCGTTATCCACGGAAGGCCCCTTTTCCAGGTTGAACCGGAGCGCGACCAGGATCCTTTTCTCAAACGGCAGGACGATCTGGACATCGTCATCGGTCTGAGGGAACTTCATCACCTGGCCCCGCACGATCCAGGCGATCGTCTCTTCCCAGGTCTTCGTGTCCTCGTCCGTGTAGATCTGGGCGTATGGCTTCGCGTCTTCCTCTTTCGGGGTGACGACCTTGGTGCGCGGTCGGCCCTTAGCGACTGGCTCCCCCGGGACGAAGAATCGGAGGCTTACGAACTTACCTGCGACTGCAAGGCCCGTGAGCCGAGATAGGTCAGCCGGAGTGATCGGTGGGAGCGCGGCGACCATTCGATCATCCCCTCTTCGGCCAACTTCTCCAGATAGGAGTGAGCGGTCGCGACGCCAACGCCAAGTTCCTCCGCGATCCAGCGGACAGACGGAGACTTACCCATGCGGGGCGCATCAGCGACCATCGCCAGTACCTTGCCCCGATTAGACGGGTATCCAGATCTGCGGCCCATCCCACCCATCCATGGTCGATTACGACAGCAATCCTAGCGCTAAATCCGAACACTCGGTTGAAATGACCCCAATCTTCACCTCTGGAACACCGATCGAGTGTGTAAGGACAACCACCTGGAGGGCACATGGCCTGGCTTAAGGCTCAGTTCGCGGACGTCGACTCGGCCGCAAGGTTCAGAGCGGCGGTGTACGCGCTCGTCGTGGCAGTTTCAACTGCGATCGGCGCCACGACCAAGGAAACAGATGCGTGGGTGACGCTGGCTCAGGCCGTCGTCCTCGTGCTGGCGGCAGTTTGCACCCAGTGGAGCAAGGGCGGTTTGGCCGCCATTCTCCGAGGGACGCTCTACAGCGTCATGGCCGCCCTGTTCCTAGTCGCGGGCACTTACGGATTGATCAACGACGAGCAGATCAGTTCGTGGCTATCCATCGTGGCCGCTGTAGTCGCCTTCATTTCGCTGTCTAACGTGACAGGTCTGAATGGCTCTCCGTCGAATCCGATCGACGCGGCGACCATCGACGGTGTACATGTCATCACCAGCAAGCCCGAGAAGGCTGCGGATCCTGACGCCGTAGACCCTGACGATCCCCAAACCGAGTAGCGAGCATGAAGAAGGCCGGTGGAACCACTCCACCGGCCTTCTTCATGCTCCAACACGAAAGCGCAGACGCCGAAGACAAAGTAACGACGGGAGGAATGACGGATGAGTATCCGCGCGCGCGCTTACCTGCTCATCGCGGGTGTACGCGCCCTGGCTACCGCCATCGTGCTCATGCTGCTTGGCGGTGAACGAGCAGACCATCTCTATCCGTACGTCATGAACCCGTTGCCGCCCCTTTTGTGGGTAGCCATCTGGATGGGAATCGGGCTTTTCATCCTGGCCGCTACGCTTCGAGGGTCCGAGACCCTCGGTCTAATCGGCCTAGTGGCAATCGCTTCAACCACTGCGATCTGGGCCATGGGTGTCACACTTTCGTTCTTCGACAGCCCCCAGTACGTAACTCTTTCCGCGCTTCTCTGGTGGGCCCTGGTGGCAAAGGACTTCATCCAAGCGCGTGAGCCAATGTCGTCGCCATTCGAAAGTCTTCTGAAGGCATACTCCAAGACTTACGGCGCGTAAACCGTGGGGCCGCTCACATGGGTCGCTCTCGATCTCTTCGGTATGACTATCGACCCAATTGGTTTGGTCGTTGCGATGACTGGGGCCTTCGCCGCCTTCACCACTTGGTGGCTTGCTAAGCGTGGTCTGAGCGACCGAGAAGCGCAGGAGAAGATCGCCAACCGGATCGCGGACGACAAGGTCCACCTGGAAGAAACGGCTCAGGCCCTTGACGCCTACGAACGAGTGAACGCGATGCACGTACGAGAGATACAACGGCTCAGTGAGCAGAACCAGGCCGTTGTCGATCTTCTCAAGTCAGAACGTGAACTCAACTCGAAGGAACGCAAGCAGCATCTTGTGGTTGTGGACCGGTATCGCGCGGCGACCATGGAACTTCTCCAGGCGCTTCTCCTCGCGAAGGAACTCGTTTCGAAGGAAAGCATGACGCAGACCGTCATTGACGATGCTGTAGCGAATGCGACCACGATGATGAAGAGCCCAACGGCGATCCTTGACCGACGGTCGACGGACCCTACAGAGGACGAAGATCCGGACTTTGACTCGAACAGCCTACGCACATAGTTCGGCTCAAAGAGCGAGCACGCCCCACGACTCAGTCGCGACACCTTCGATGCGGTCAGCGTCAGCAAAGGTGATCGGTGTGATGATTCCAGCCGCGACTGCCGCCCTGAAGACGACAGCCTCGGCCGCCGTCGCAAGTTCCACAAGGGTGTCGCCAGTCGCCTGATCTGCGACGTCCTCCGGGATCGCCTCGACGAGGATCGTGATGGTGATGTTCGCGGTGGCGATCCGCTCCGCCACGGACGACGTACTCGTTGTCGGGGTGACTGTGGTAGACGCACTGCTGCTCTTGGAGACCGATCCGGATGCGGCCGTGCTCAGCCCAACCACCGTGCTCGCGATAGCCGACGACTGAGTCGACGTTGCCCCGTCACTTGCGCTCTCAGGGTCGACGGGGGTCGACACGGAGGCGGCCTTCGTCACGAAGCCTGCGGCACTCGTCTCTGGTGACGTCTCAGAGGAAGCGGATCCCGTGTCGACGATGGGCTGCGGCACCACGACGGGGATCGGGGTGACAACGAGACTTGCGTCAGAGGACTTCGATGCCACCCCTGAGGCGGCGGGCGATGGAGTGGCGCTTGTGGCTGCCGACGTCTGACCCGCGATGCCCCCAGCCGCAGCGGAAGCCGGGTTGACCGTGAGTGCCACTGAGGCGATGTGTTCGACGTCGCCGATAGCGTCGGAGATCGGCGCGGTTCCAACGGAGGCCACCGACACCTTCGTGGATCCGTCAGGGGCCGCAGCGCTGGTCGGGTTGACCGTCGTGCCGAGGGCAGCGACGGTGATCGACTTCGTTGCTGAAGCATCGGTGGTCGGATCGATCTGTGTGTCGCCGTCGGCGCTGTCGACAATAGGCTCGGCCGTCGCATCTGTACTCGGTGAAACCGTAATCGACGCTGTCGCGGACTTGGATGCCTGTCCATTTGCGGAAGAAGCCGGAGAGGTGAGCGTGTCGGCCGACGACGTACCGAGGATTTCGCCGTCGGCCGCCGACATCGGCGTCACGGAAGTCGCCACGGTCGTCGACTTGGTTATCGCGCTTGAAGAGGCGGCTACCGATGGGGCCACCGTCACGCTAACGGCGGAGGACTTCGTTGATCCATCAGCAGCAGCGGCGACACTTGGGGTGACCGTCGTTGCGGCGGCGGTCGACTTCTCAGTCCCGCCCGCAGCCGCGTCAACTGACGGCGTGACCTCAGTGTCCCCTGACGCGTTGTCCTCGATCGCTTCAGGAACAGCGTCCGTGATGGGGCTGACCGTGACACTGGCCGTGCTTGACTTCGACGCGGTGCCAGCGGCGGCGGGCGTTGGAGATGTGGTCGTATCGCCCGTGGCCTGATCAACGATCGGGGCAGGAACGGCGTTCGAAATCGGGCTGACCGTGAGAGCCGCAGCAGCCGTCGTGCTACCCGCGCTTGAAGTGGCCGTTGTAATCGGGCTGACAGTGACAGGGGATGCCGCGCTAGTGGTCGCACCGCCTGAAGGAGTCGCGTCCGGTCCTGGGGTAACGGCGGTGGCCGCTGTCGTGGCCTTGCTCGCGGTCGCGTCCGCCGTGGAGATCGGAGTCACCGTCAGGTCGGCGGTGGCGGACTTGCTCGACGCGCCAGTGGTCGCAGCGGTATTCGGAGAGACGGTAGTCGCGGCGGTCGCCGTGTCCACGATGGCTTCGGGGACGACAACCGTGGATGGCGTGACAACGATGCTGGCGCTTGCTGTCTTCGTCATGTCGCTCGGCGAGGCCGACGTTGTTGGGGTTATCGACGTGTCGCCCGTTGCCTGATCTGCGATCGGCTCAGGAATAGCGTCCGTCGACGGAGAGACCGTCAGGCTTGCGGTGGCGGACTTGCTCATCGGGGACGGTGCCGCCGCTGGGGATGGCCTGACCGTCAGGTTCGCAGTGCCGCTATCAGTAACGACTCCAGCCGCAGCGGAAGCCGGGTTGACCGTGAGTGACGTAGTCGCGGGCTTCGTAACGTCCGGAGTCGCAGCAGTCGACGGGGTCGTGCTGGTCGCCGCCGTAGCCGACTTTGATGCGGCGCTGGAAGCAGCGGGCGACGGGGTGACATTGAGGTCGGCAGTGGTGGACTTACTCGCAGTGCCAGCCGCCGCCGTTGACAAGGAAGCCGTAGTGCCAACAGTCGCCGTGTCGACAATGGGGTTTGGGACCACGACAGGAATTGGGTTGACCGTGAGCGAAGCGGTGGCCGACTTCGACATGTCGGATGGAGCCGCAGCAACCGATGAACTAACCGTCGTGTCCCCGGTGGCCTGATCAACGATCGGCTCAGGGATCGCGTCGCTGACCGGCGTGACAGTGACCCCGGTAGCGACGGCAGTCTTCGTAGTGCCACCAGCGGCAGCGGCAGGCGTTGGGCTGATAAGGAGGTCCGCCGTGGCGCTGTCCGTGACAACGCCAGCAGCGGCAGGAGTGGGCGACACGGTGATCGAGACGGTCGCGTACTTCTGCACCGCGTCCGGTGTCGCGGCAACGCTTGGGCTGACGGTGATACTCGCGCTGGCGGACTGAGAACCCGCGCCAGCAGTGGCAGCCGTGGACGGCGAGATGGTCGTGCCGGAAGCCGTGATCGACTTCGACATGAACGCGGCAGCAGCCGCAGACGTTGGGGAAATGATCAGGTCAGCCGTTGCAGACTTCGACACGGTGCCAGCGGCGGCGGGCGTTGGGCTGATCGTTAGATCCGCTGTTGCCGTATCGACGATTGCAGCGGGATCCGCTGTGGCGCTGGGAGAGACAGTGACAGCGGCATCGCTGGTCTTCGTCATGAACCCAGCGGACGCGGCGACACTTGGCGTGATGGCCGTGTCCGCTGTGGCCTGATCCACGATCGGGGCAGGAACGGCGTTCGAAATCGGGCTGACCGTGAGGCTGACGCTTGCCGACTTCGACATTGCTTGCGAAGTAGCAGCAGGCGAAGGCGAGACGGTTGTGCTGGCCGTCGCCGTGTCGGTCACTACGCCATCCGCAGCAGGCGATGGGCTCACCGTCACACCTGTCGCAGCCACGGACTTCGTCATGTTCGACGGAATCGCAGCAGACGACGGACTCACTGTTACTGCGACGGTTGCACTCTTCGTCGTCCCACCCGCAGTCGCAGCCGGAATTGGGGAAACGGAGGTATCGATGGCCGCGACGGACTTCGTCATGTCCTGAGCAGCCGAGACCGGTGATGGAGCGACGGTGCCGGATGCGGTGGCACTCTTGCTCATCGCCGAAGCGGCAGCGGCAGGCGTTGGGCTGATGGTCGAATCGCCCGTAGCCGACTTCGTGGTTGCGCCCAGGGAAGCCGCTGTGGTCGGACTGACGAGGAGGTCACCCGTCGCGGTATCAACGATGGGGGCAGGGTTGACATTGGCGGA